AAACAAAGAGATAGAGGATTTGTGGCAGGGGATGGACTACCTGAATGCAAGCCCTTTACAGAGGTAAATTATGTTACAGCAATTAATCGGACCAGTTACAGGTTTACTTGACAAATTTATAGAGGATAAAGACAAGAAGAATGCTATCGCGTTTGAACTTTCGACAATGGCTGAAAAACACGCGCAGGAACTTGCGAAAGCGCAAATTGAAGTTAATAAGACAGAAGCGGCACACAAGAGCTTATTTGTGTCAGGTTGGAGACCTGCTGTTGGTTGGACTTGTTGTCTTGGACTTGCGAGTAACTTCCTTCTTATCCCGATGGCAAATTTTGCGCTTGCTCTTGCCAATTCTACCATTGAAGTCCCTGTTCTAGATTTGTCAACTATGATGCCAGTCCTTATGGGTATGCTTGGTTTAGGTGCTATGAGAACTGCTGAAAAAGTTAAAGGTGTCGAAAGGAATAAATAATGAGCGTATATCAACGTCCTCCAAATTATTATTTTCTACCTAAAGCACAGCAAGAAGAAATAGATAGAAAAATATACGAGCAGAAAGTTGCTGATGGTGTTATTGCTTCAGGTAGCGGTATGCTTAGTTATGCTCCTTCTACTGGCTCTGGTGCGAGCAAGGCTTTAGCGGCAGAAGGTAAAACACCTGAATCCGAGATTTATTATACACCTGAAGAATTAGCCGCCCGCGCTGAAGAAGAAGAAAAAATAAGAGCAGAAAAAGCCGAAGAAGCAAAACGTGTTTCTGAAAGAATGGCAATAGCGGCTTATGAAGAAAGAAGAAAAGAAGAGGACTTTGAGAATCTTTTTCGTTCAGGAGAGTTTGAGCAAGGAGATTATGAAGAGCGCAAAGAAGAATACTTTGAAACTGACAGACCAGACAAAGACTTTAAAAGCGCAGAAGAAAATTTAAATTACCGTGAAAAGATTTTAAACTTTAATGATGTAGATAATTACTTTGATAAGTTTTCAGATGAAGAAGAAATCTACTCAGTAGCGGCAGGTGAACTAATAACTAGAAGAGATGATGCTTTATTATCAACGTATACATCTCCTGATAGCTTAGGCGCGGCAAAAGAAAGAGCAGATTATTATTATATACAAAGCTTAGAGAGAAGCCTTGAAAAAGCGACAACTGCTGAAGAAAAAAAATCTTTAAAAGAATTAATAGACAAAGGCGCACCTAATTTTGATACAATAGAAGATATTAAAAATTGGGAATCTTTAGAGTCTACTTATAAAAACAAAGACTCCAGTAAAGATTTTAGCGTTGAACGTGCTGAGTATGATGCTTTAGATATGCAAAAAACCGTAATGGCTGAGTTTGTGACTCAACCTGCGGGAGGCGGCTTTAGTGACTTTAGAAGAGAGTACGGTGGTAACTTTGCATATCGTGCTTTTACATTACCAAAGGATGAGTCTGGTAATACCATACAACCTGAATACAGGGGAGATGTACGTTTAAACACAGGAACGGCTTACAATCAAATATCTTCCTCTGTACTAGAAGATAAAGATTCGACAATAGGTGGCTTTGGTGAAACTACTTATGTACTTCCTGAGTTTGAAGAGCCAAGTAAACTTCAACAGTTTGCTCAACCTTTAGGTCTTATTCTTAGCGCAATCTTTCCGCCTTCCGCACCTATTATTATGGGTGTGTCTACAACAATAGCAACAGACGGAGATATAGAAGAAGGTATAAAATCTGGTTTAGAAACCTACGTAACAGGTAAAATAACCGATATAACTAAAGACCAAATATTAGATGCTTATGAAGCCGCAGATATTCCTGTACGAGAACTTGACCTATATACACAATCAAAATTAGTTGAAGTTACAAACGATGTTTTAGCAGGAAAGTCAGGAACAGAGTCAGCCGAATCAGCAGTTAAAAGTATTATATGGAAAAACTTAAAAGAAACCGCATCGGAAGAATTTCCTGAAGGCGAAGGTTTTGATTTTGATTTCGATTTTGATTTGTCAGGTATTAATATAGGTGGGTTTGATTTAGATTTATTTGACGATATTAAAGGGTTAGATTTTTCTGGTTTGGATTTACCTGATTTTGATATAAGTTTTCCAGATGTAAAGCTACCAGACATAGATATAGATAAGCCTAACATAGATTTAGACTTTCCTGATTTTCCTGAATTAGAATTAGGCGGTATAGACGTAAACTTAGAAGGTATAGATTTAAACTTATCAGGTATGGATTTAAACGGATTTGATTTAAATTTAGATGGTAAAGGTTTAGACTTAAGTGCTCCAGACATAGATATAGACACTCCAGACATAGATATAAATATACCAGACATGGATTTACCTTCTTTAAACCTTGGTCTTAGTCTTGCGGAAGAAGAAGAGGAAACGGAAGTCGAACAATTATTTTCAGATGAATTATTTAAATATGACACAAAGATTGGGTACACAATGCCACTGACCAAGTCTAAGAAAACAAACTCAAGGAAATTTATATAATGACTTACTTACAACTAGTAAACAGTGTACTTCGTAGGATGCGTGAAAACGAAACAACTACTGTTGAAAACTCAACGGATACTTATGTAAGACTAATAGGTGAGCTTGTTAACGATGCTAGACGTATTGTTGAGGATGCTTGGGATTGGTCAGCACTCAGAACTACACTTATCGCAGAAACCACAGCAGGTGTTTTTAATCTTAAACTAGAAGAAACTAACAACTCGTTTAAAATCTTAGACGTTATTAATGATACATCTAATCTATTTATGCGTCCTGCTAGTTCCGCTTGGATGAACAATGCATACTTAATCCAAGAGCCTCTTACAGGTTCTCCTGAGTACTATTCCTTTAATGGTGTGAATGCTGATGGTAGCGCACAGGTTGACATATATCCTAAACCAGATGGCGCGTATAAGTTAAACTTTAACATTGTAGACAGGACAGACCCATTTACAAATGACACAGATAAGCTGTATGTACCTTCAGCACCAGTAATTCAATATGCAGTAGCTTTAGCTTCCCGTGAGCGTGGAGAAACAGGTGGTACTTCATCACAGGAACTATTCTCTCTAGCGGACACTACGTTAGCAGATGCAGTAGCGTTTGATGCCGCTAGATTCCCTTCTGAAACTGTATGGACACCTTGCTAATGGCACAACAACTACAGAACATTACAGTACAAGCACCAGGATTTGCGGGAATCAACAGTCAGGATTCACCTGTATCTCTTGACCAATCCTTTGCGTCAATTGCTAGTAACTGTATTATTGATGAATACGGACGTATTGGCGCACGTAAGGGTTATACGGAAGTATCTACTCATTCCAGTACAGCTACGTTATTAGGTGACAGTAGAGGCATAGAGTCTGTGTTTGAGTCATTAGATGCTAGTGGTGATAAAGTAGTATTTTCTGCGGGTAACAATAAAATATTTTCAGGCACTACACAACTAACTGATTTGACTCCTGTTTCTCCTTATGCTATAACAGCAAATAACTGGAAGATTGTTAGCTTTAATAATCATACTTATTTTTATCAAAGAGAACATGAACCCTTAATTTATACAGACTCTAGTGGTTCTGGTGTACTAGTTAAACATAGTGATTTTAGTGGTCAAACTACACCCCCTCAAGCCAATGAAGTTATAGGTGCATATGGTAGATTATGGGCGGCTGATGTATCTGGTAACACTAAAACTGTTTACTGGAGTGACACGTTACAAGGACATAAGTGGTCAGGCGGTACAGCAGGTTCTTTAAATTTAACCACAGTATTCCCTACGGGTCACGATGAAGTTACAGCATTAGCGGCACACAATGGATTCTTAATTATCTTTTGTAAGCGTTCAATTATTATTTACTCTGGTGCTGAAAGCCCTGCTACGATGCAACTACACGATACAATAGAAGGCGTAGGTTGTATTGAAAGAGACTCAGTACAGCACACAGGCACTGACATTATATTTCTGTCTGAAGAAGGTGTACGTAGTTTTGGTAGGACTATACAAGAAAAGTCAATGCCTATGCGTGACATTAGTAATAATGTACGTACTGAGTTAACTAGTTTGGTTAGACAACAGACTAATCCTATTAAGTCTATATACAGCGCAGATGAAGCTTTTTATTTATTGTCTTTACAGGATAGTAATGTTGTATATTGTTTTGATATGAGAACTGCTTTACCTGACGGCTCTAACAGGGTAACTACATGGGGTGGAGTCAACCCACGCAGTATGGCACTACTACAGGATGGTAGTATTTACTTTGGTAGAGAAGATGGTATATTTAAATATGGCGGCTATCAAGACAAAGACTCTTCTTATGAAATGATATACTATAGTAATCCACTAAATTTTGGTAACTCTACAAACCTTAAGTTTCTTAAAAGATTTAACATTACAGTTATCGGTAACGTAGCGTCACAGACTACACTAGCTTGGGGTTACGATTATGCAGGTTCTTTTATTAAGAAACCTTTTAACACAGATTTACTTAATACACCAATATCTGAGTTTAATGTAGGTCGTTTTGGAGACCAAACAACAACTAAGCTTCTTCCTGTTGGTGTTACTGATGGTGATTATTTAGGAGAGTTTTCTTCTGCACCTACAGCAAACAATACATACGATTTATACTATAATACAACGGAAGATAAGTTATATTATTGGGACGGTGATTCTTGGGAAGAGTTAAGTAATTCTGATTCTAGTTTTGCTGTATCTAGATTTACAACGGGCATTGACATACAAAGACCTACAATTAATACAAGCGGTAGTGGTACTGTAGTAACTATTGGTATCGAATCTACTATCGATGGCGCACCTTATTCAATACAACAAATAGACGTACACGCTCTTTTAGGGAGATTAATTTAATGAGTAATTATACTATAACAACGGACTTTCGAGCAAAAGATAGACTCCCCTCAGGCAACGCGGCTAAGGTAATCAAAGGCTCTGAGTTTTCAGTTGAATTTACAAATATTAAAACAGCAGTAAATACTAAGGCTGATTTAAATGCACCCAACTTTACAGGGGCTGTAGACTTTGCAAGCACTGTAGATATAGTTGGGGATTTAACTGTAGATACAAATACTTTCCATGTTGATGTTACTAATAACAGAGTAGGTATTGGTACTACTAGTCCTACGACTGCGTTAGACGTTACTGGTGTTATTACCACTGACGGTTTAACGTCATCGGCAGGTATAGACGTTACTGGCACAGTGACTGCTAGTGGTTTGACTGTAGACACCACTACTCTTCATGTTGATGCTAGTAACGATAGAGTAGGTATAGGTACTACTAGTCCTGACACATTGCTTGAAGTAGTTGGTGCTGACCCTATTCTTACAATACGAGACAGCGAAACTACAGGTGCAAATACTAATGCAACTTTAAGGTTAGCGGAGTCTGGTGGTTCTGATACGCTTGGTAACTATTGGGATATAAACCACACAGGCAACGGTGAATTACGTTTTGTGCAGGACAGAGACGATGTAAGCAACGAGCGTATTCGTATAGATTACGCAGGCAACGTAGGTATAGGTACTAGTAGCCCATCAGAGGCGTTAGAAGTAAATGGTAAAGTAAAAGCTGATACACATTTCACATCTAGTGACAATGCTGTGACTTTAAGTACATCTGGAAATGGTGGTAACGTTTATTTAAGACCTAATGGTGCTACACAAGCATCAGGTCAGGTTATAGTAGACTCATCAGGCAACGTAGGTATAGGCACTACTAGTCCTTCACAAAAACTTCATGTTTATCATGCTACAGATAATCAAATAGCTACGTTTGAAAGTGGAGATAGTACGTCTGCTCTTAAAATAAAAGACAGCACAGATGAAACATTAGTGCAAAACATAGGTGGTATACAGCAGTTTGTTTCTAATAACACAAATACAGGAACAGCAGGTACACGTTTTCTTCATGGCAGTTCTGAGAAAATGCGTATAGACTCCTCAGGCAACGTAGGTATAGGTACTAGTAGTCCTGCTACTAGTCTAACTGTAACAGGTTCTCAAGCTAATGGTTTAGAATTAGATAGAAACGATTTTGATAATACACAAAGTTGTAGGTTGTTTTTTGATTCTTCTACAAGTGGTTTTTCTATGTTTAACAATAGTGGCGGACTTGCATTTTGTACAGGTGCGGTACCAAATTCTACATCTGGTACTGAAAAAGTACGCATCGACTCATCAGGCAGAGTAGGTATAGGTACTAGTAGTCCTGATAAAGACTTGCACATAACTAATACAACTGAAGCAGCAACTATACGTTTAGAAAGAAACCAATCTGAGATACCCGATGGTGGAGTAATAGGTGCAATTGAGTTTGAAAGCAGAGACGTTAGTGCAGGCTCAACGGGTGTGGTTGGTAAAATAGAAGTACGAGCAGAAGATACTACTCCAGACACCAGAATGGCATTCTATACGCACGATAATGACAGTGGTACGGGTAGTTTAGAGGAACGTATGCGTATCGACTCATCAGGCAGAGTAGGTATAGGTACTACTAGTCCTGCTGAAGAACTACATATATCCTCTTCTGTACCCAAAATACGTATGCAAGATTCTGATGGCACTAATCAATATGGTGAGTTTTACCATTCAGCGGGGACAACAGCTATCTTAGCTAGGAACAACACCACTGACGGTACTATTGTTTTTCAAAAGAATGATGGCACTACTACAGATGAAACGATGCGTATAGACGCATCAGGCAACCTATTGGTGGGTAAGACTTCTGGTGCGTTTAATGATGTAGGTCACGCATTGTATGCCACAGGTTTAACTCAACATACTAGAGATAACGCTACTGTTTTACAATTAAACAGATTGACGAGTGACGGAGGGATTGTAACTTTCCATAAAAATGGTGGAACTGAAAAAGGGTCTATAACCGTAACAGACTCAACAACTAGTTACAACACTAGTTCCGATGAACGTCTTAAAGAAAACATTACAGACTCTGCTGACGCAGGTAGTAAGATTGACGCTATACAGATTAGACAGTTTGATTGGATTGCTAGTGGCGAGCATCAGGACTACGGTGTAATTGCACAGGAGTTAGTTGAAGTTGTACCTGAAGCTGTATCTGAAGGTGATACTGAAGAAGACATGAAGGGTGTTGACTACAGCAAGCTAGTACCTATGCTGATTAAAGAAATACAAACATTACGCAAC